TTTTCCAGTGCTTTTTCCAGCCAAGGCGCAATCTCAATTACGCAGCTTCCATCTACTTGATATTTTGTCATCGTGATCTACTCCTTATTTTCTTGCATATCTTGTTATCTGCTCTGTGAATGAAAATCCCATAAACTAAAGGATTTCCGCACTATTATTGTACCAAATTTCAAGTCATATGTCAATAGGTTTCTTGCATTTCCTGTTATTTATTTTTGTAAATAATTTGTGATCATCGAATGAACAAATCGAGAATGACCATAGTTATGGGGATTTCAGAAGTTTGACTGGTTTGGTATGAGAGCTGCTGGACTGGATTTTGGCGTCAAAGGATAGGGCAATATTGCGATAATTATGGGGACTTTACGATGCACTTCCCGATCAATCGTTTTGAAAAATGCTCTGCGTAGTTTGAGCAGATGTACTCTGGCTGCTGGACAAAAACAAAAACCGCAAAAAGTGGAAAGTACCGCCCTTCATGATCAATAAAACGGCGGCGGCGTATATCTTCCCTTGTTTATGGGCGTTTTGTTCGCCTTACACCAAAAACCGAACAAAACAAAAGCCCGAACAAATGCGGATATAAAGCCCGATCCGCTTCAGGTTTAACCAGTAACACGCAAGGCGCAGCCGATCCCACTATAAACGCAAGGCGGCGCAGCTCTTTTATTTTTCGCCGTATTCAATCGACAAAAGCCGCATATTTTAAAGCGGTCACTAACTGTATTAATTATAGTACAGCCAATAACATTCCAAACAAGAAAACAACCTTCATTTTATCGAAGGTTGTTTTTTAAATGCTCTATATCAATTTGCGGCGGTTTAACTTTTGGCTTGTATTCCTGTTTTGTAATGCAATCAATTATTTGTTGATCTGATAAATTAATATTATCAGCAATATTTACTTCATTCATTACAGCCGCCGTTAATTCAATAGATAGTTATCTAATAATACTATCTGATGTTTCATTCTTTAAATGCTTATTTGCTATGTTATAAACAATAATAAACAAATCACTTTTAAGCATCGTTATTATCTCCAATTAAATCTATATCATGATCAATACAATAACGAATAGCCTTCACAATTAATTGTGCTTTACTTATACCATTATCAGCACAATATTTTTCTATCATGGTAAAATCATCTGGTTTTATATTGGCTTGAATCTTCTTGTAATTTTCTTGATTGTATTTATTACTTGCTTTTATATGGGCTTTTGTACTTGCCATAATTGCACCGCCTTCATAGTAATAATGCACAAAAACATAACAGTAATCTATGTTATATTTGTGGATAATTTAAACAAAAAAATCCTTGCAAATAACAGTAATCTATGTTATATTATATATAGAAAGTAAAGGAAACAACAACCAACAAAACAAAAAAGGAGATTACAACATGAAGTATCAGGAATACAAAACAGCCGCTTTACATTGTGCTAATTATAACGAAGCCGATCAACTCATTAAACAAATTGCCGATGATGAAACCATTAGCAGCCGTCAATATTGTAACTTGCGTTATATTGCATTAAAAGCCGCTTTTTTGTCGGAAGCTGGTTTACTTTATTAAAAAGTATAACACACAACAACAAAAAAAACAAGAAGGAGAATATAAACAATGAATCAAGTTAAAACAATTCTTGATATTACAAAGAAAGACGGCGAACAATTTAAACGCTGGGCGCATAGTATCGCAGCCGCCGCAACTTTAAACGGCAATGCTAAAACAGGATCACAATTTTTGCGAAGCGTTTACAATGAACTAATTAACAATGATGATTTACCGAATATTTCAAAACTTGGCTTTATGATTTACGGCGGCAATAACAAATTAAATTATCTTGCCAACTATAAACCAAACAATAATTTTGCACTTGATTTTATAATGTTCAAAGCTGAATTTGTGCGGTTGATGATTGAAAAGGCGGGAATATAAAATGAATATAAGAGAAATTCGAGACTTCGGAGCGGTTTATATAATGCGATATACATACTATGATCCGAAACAAGTATTTTTTGAAGTTTATACAATAGATCATAAATTGATTGAATCATTTAAAACCGCAAAACAAGCGAAGAAGTTTTGCAAACGCTGGATATTAGAAAATATTCCGCATGAGTGTTATTAATTATATTGAAGTGCTTAATGAAACAATTAAGCATTTCAATATGGTTAATAACCAGAAATAAAAGAACAACGGAAAACGGAACAACGGACAAATAAAAAGGAGTGTAAAAACCATGTTGAGAACTAACAGCAAAAAAGTAATTGAGAAAGTACGCAAATATATTATTGACGGCGTTGATCATGAATACTTCGAACTTGAAGCCGATCCCGATTTTAACACGGCTTGCAAACTGATTTTGACAGCTTGCGAAAATGAAAAGAGATACAGCCGCAGCCGCTCAGGTTTTGAAACCTTTAAAGACTGGGCGCAAGGTTTGCCTTCCGCATTTAATACCATGTATTACTATAATGTTTCCGCTGTTGATATGCTGGGCGCATGGCTTGAAGAAACCGAAAGCGAAAAAGCAAAATACAGTGAATGTCAAGCCGAAGAAATGATCACAAGATTGATTTATAGGGAACTGACGAAAGGAGCGGCAAAAGCATGAAATACAGAACAACTAAAAAAGCAATCAGGGAAAGCGGCGCAGCCGTTTATAAAATCGGTTATTGTGATCTTCAATTCCTGTTGCGGTTTAATAATCCGTTTGCATACTCTGAAGGCGTTTATGGCTGGTCATGTGATTATTACAGAATCGGCGGCGCATTTGACGGTGTAATTATTTCAACTGGTTATGATCCTATCGGGCGCAAGGTTGATTATACCATTATCAGAGAATACAACGAAAAAGCAAGGGCAATTAATGACAATTATAATTTGTCATATGAGCAGCGAGAAGCCGAAGTAAAAGCCCTGTTAAATGAATTTATCCAGCAGATCAACAAATAAGAAAGGCGGCGCAGCTATGAAAACGGCAGATATTAAAAAGGCTTTTATTGAATGTGTTTATGATGGTAACAAGGGCGCATATTTGAAAGCAAGAAGGGCTGATTATTGCAAAGTACAATTTGAATGGGCTTGTTTTATTGACTCTCTTTGTAAGTCGGGAGAGATCACACAAAAGCAATACGACAACGCAACATTTTAAAGAGAAAGGAGCAGCGGAAAAATGGAGATTACAAAAGCCTGTTACAGCGTTTCTAAACTGAGAGCCGCCGCCGATATGGTGAAGGCTATTAATTGGAGCGTAAAACGCAAAAACGAACACTTCGCAAAATATATAGAGATTGCGAAAGTTTACCAGTATGCAAGCGATAATTTAAACCGTTGGTTATTTGATCCAGAAATTGAATTGAAGGAATACAGACAAGCGGCGTATAACCATAAAGCATATAAAGCGGAAGAATTAAACAAAATGCTTCGCCGTCAGTATAGATATATTTGCAATGAGTTAAACGCAATTTTAACGGCTATTAATAGCGGCGAAGTGGATCATTGCGAATAATAACCAGAAATAAAAGGGAGCGGAAAACATGAAAGATTATATTTTCTATAACGCAAAAGACAATAGTATTATTTGCGGCGGCGTGGCAAGCCATGAACATGGAAAATTAAAAGCAGCTTGCAAAAACCTTTTGCAGAATGTAAACCGCCGAATAACTGAGCATTATGGCGGCGAAAAGATAACGGATATTATAGCGCATGAAACATATACAGGAATTAAAACACGGTTTAATTTTTCAAGTGATGAAGTTTGATATTGACAGAGCGGAAAACCGCCGTTTTCCGTTCCAGTGAATACCAAAACGGAAAAACCAAAAGCAACGGAAAGAAGGCGCACAAATGAGAATTACAGAGCAAGACAAGCGCACATTTAAAAAAGTGGTTGACTTTATGCAGCGCATGGATCAAAACGGCGTTTATTATACCATTCTGGAAGATTTGGAATATATCAGCCCGAAAGAATTAATTGCGGAAATACTGGAAACTTTCAGACAGTGGAAAAGCGATATAAACAGCGCACATGATCCAAAGTATAAAGCAATTTGCAATTTTGAATTTGATTTAATCGCAATGCTGTAAAGCTGGAAAAATGGAAGGGAGCGTTTAAAAATGGCATATCAGAGAAAAACAGTTGACAGATACGACATTATGACAAATTACGGTTACGGCTGGGAATGCGAATGCAGCGAATACACATGGAAAGACGCAAAACAGACGGCGAAAGAATACAGAGAAAACACAAGCGCAGCCGTCAGGATCGAAAAGCACAGAGAGCCGAAACAGGTATAAACGGAAGGGAGAAAATAAAAATGGTACATACTGAGTATATCGGCGCAAGAATGCGTTACAGAGCAGAACAGAGAGCAAGACGGAGAAAACACGCATTGACGATTATGCGCAATATTTGCGGCATGGCGGCGTTTGTGTTCTTTGTGCTGGTACTTGGAAAAGCTGGGGCTTCCGATTGCGGCGCAGCTTGGGAAGAAATCTTTCCTTCTACCTTGTATTTTACCGCTGGTTTTGTTGTTTCGGTTTTGGCGGTGGAATGGCTGGAAAGACTAAGATAAAAATATTTTGGAAAAATTGAAAAATGTACTTGCATTTCTGGTTATTGTGTGGTATAATAAAGAAAACAGAGGAAGAGAGGATCGGAGATCATGAAAAACTGGAAAGATTATTTGACAAATGAAGTTTATATTAGATTGTGCGATTGCAGAACAATTAAAGCCGATATTCCGCAGCTTGTAAATGCTAAATGGAAAAGCTATCAGGAAAACGGAAAAGCGGATCAGGGATTTACAAAAGAAGATTGCTTGATTGCAATTCTTGAATTGCTTGAATGTAATTCTTGTTATTTTGATTTGACGAAAGACGAATACAACGAACTTTGTAAATAAAGGAGATTGGAAAATGATTAATTTGTCTTTTAATTCCGTTTCACAGCTTCGGGAATGGCTGAAAAAGAAAAATTATGAAAGTGGGAGCGGCGAAGCGTTTTCTGATTGGTTAAATGAATTTTTCGATAATGGCAACACAATTACCGTAAACGGCGAAGAGTATGATTTTTGGGCTTGTTGGGAATTGATTTGATCAGGCGCAACAAATAACAAGAAATACAGGAAAAGGAGCAACGGAGAAATGAAACGCTATTACATTAATAAAGCGGATACGGAAAAAGTAATTGACCAGATCACAGCGGCGCAGCGGAAAGCAAATAACTTTTGTAATGTAGCTGTAAAGCCGTACAAGGGCAAGAAATACGATCCAGAAAATACCGTTGTTGTCGTTGTCGGATAAATAGAAAGGAGAACGGAAAAATGACGATCAAGAGAAAGAAAGCAAGTGCATATGATACAGTCAATACGGCGGCAATTTGCCGATATATCAAAGAATACAGCGGAAAAATTGAAAAGCTGATACAGGACGAAGCGCAGCTTGAGAATGTAAACCGCACAGCGTTAAAGCAATGCGCCGCCGAACTGGAAACAGTTGCAGAGCGTTTACAATATGCCATGTACG